AACGTAAGTCTGCCGGCGGTGGAGGTAATTTCACCCATAATGTGAAAGGCTAATGGCAAAAAAGAATAAAGTTGAAATTGACGTAGTTGTTGACGATAAGGGCTCTACTAAGAAGGTAGGACTTGGCGCTAAAAAAGCGGCCGAAGGCCTCGATAAGGTAGATAAGTCATCACGAAATGCTCAAAAAGGTATAAAAGGGGTAGCACAGACTGCTTCTGCTGGAGGTAAAAACTTTGCAGGTATGTCCAGAGGTATGGGCGGACTTGTAGGAGCCTATGCATCTTTTGCCGCTCAAATGTTTGCTTTAACTGCTGCTTTTGGTTTCTTCAAAAGAGCAGGTGACTTATCTGTTATGCAACAAGGTCAAGTAGCCTATGCTTCCGCAACAGGTATAGCTATGAAATCCTTAGCAAATGATATTACTGCTGCTACGGGTGCTCAGATAACCTTCAGGGACGCGTCACAAGCAGCAGCAATAGGAACCGCCGCAGGTCTAAGTGCCGACCAATTAGTCCGATTGGGTACTGCGGCTAAAGATGCATCCGCCGTTCTTGGTAGAGATGTTACAGATGCTTTTAACCGTTTAGTACGAGGTGTGACAAAAGCAGAGCCAGAATTACTTGATGAATTAGGTATTATCTTACGTTTAGATACTGCTAGTGAAAACTATGCACGTAGCTTAGGCAAAGCCGCTGGAGATTTAACTCAGTTTGAAAAAAGCCAAGCAGTTGCTAACGAAGTTCTAAGTCAGGCAGAGGAAAAATATTCAGCAATTCTTGCCGTAACAGGTGGAGGAGCGGTCAATCAGTTTGCAAAGCTAGGAAAGAGCATGGATGATGTAGTAATGACTATACAAAATGCACTTCTACCTGTAGCAAACGTTTTAGCTAAAGTTTTAGGAGATACTCCTATTCTTGCAGCAGCAGGTTTCGCTATGCTAGCCTCGGGCCCTTTAAAAGCAATGGGCTTTAGTTTAAAAGACTCTGCTATTACTCAAAAAGCCGCAGCCAAGGCATCAGTCGCAGCTTATGCTCAGCGCAAGCTGGATATACTGCAGACTACCAAGGCTATTGACTTAGAAAAAGCAGCAATACAACAAAAAGCACTAGCCACTCTTAAAGCTGAAGGGTATACAGGAAACTCAAAAGTATTAAAAAATGTAGCTGCAACAGGAATCATAACTCCACAAGCTAGAGCAAGTATTAAGAAGGGTTTAAGTGCTGTAAACTTGGATGTACATGAGAGCACGGTTATTCAAAAAGGTATGTTTAAAGGATTGACAGTAGGAGTTGTCAAAGAATATGCGGCAATGGTAGCGCGTCTTGACGGGTTAGAAAAGGCCAAAGCAGCGGGAACGGTTACAAATGTACAAAGAATGAAATTAGCTTGGCAAGGCCTTACTACAGGAATTGCAAGAGCAGGTGCAGGAATAACGGCTTTTGCCTCCAAAGCTTTAGCAGCTTTTGGGTGGATTTCTATAGGTATTACTCTATTCTTAGCACTTAGAGAAGCAATGAAATCTGGGGAGGAGCAAACCCTTCTAATGAAAAAAATGGAAGACCACAGAGACAAAATAAAAGACCTAGTAAAAGAATACAAACATTTTATTGAAGTACAACGAATTATGATGAAGGAAGGAACGGGCGGGCAAGGTATCGCAGGCTTAGGAGCAGTCGGAGGTCTTTTAGGGGCTCTGAACACCCCTGCAACAATGCAGCTAATGGAAGATTACGCTTCTTTCTCTAAAAAGAACAAAACCGCAAATTATGAAGAACGAAAAAGTTTGTTTTTGCTCATGAAAGCCACTCATGGAATGAATGATGCAAGAACTGTAGCAGCAGGAAGAGAATGGAACCTTGCTTCAGGAAGGGTAGGAGAGGGAGGCATGTTAAGGAGTCTTACTAAGTATCTTGACGGACCTGATGCTATTTCAGATGCTGAAATTAACGCAAAAATGCTCATGGATATTCAAGTAGAAGCTATTGATCAAGTAGTACGGCAATTTGGGGGTAATAAAGCTTTCGAGAACTTCAGAAAGCTATTAACAGAAAGGGGAGGCAGTATAGATGAAGTTCAGGCTGCAAAAGATGCAGTTGATAAAATAACCGCAACTTACAGAAGCTACGCCAAAGCTATAGAAGCAGCCGCAGATGCCTCCGCTAGTTTTAATAACTCTCTTGCTCCCACTAACAGTGCAGAAAACGCTATACTCAAACAAAAAGAAATAATAGCGGCAGCCCAAGAACTAAGAGCCAACTATCAAGCTAGTGAAGATGAAAACTTTGCAGCTAAGCTGGGTTTTCTTGGCCCAAGTAATCTGCTAGACAAAATCAGTACTGACGAAGTAGACGCCAACCTAGAGATCAAAAGATTAACCACAATTAATGAAGCCACAGCAAAGCGTGCTCGGCTATTAAAGATGGCTACTTTGGAGGTAACAAAAGCCGGACGAATTGAGCATCCTATCTATAAAGCTAGAGAAGTTGCCATTGCTCAAGAAATTGTAGCTATGATTAAAAGAAGAAATATACAAGATGAAATAAATATACTTAACAAGGAAGTAATCGGAAAGGGTAAAGAAGGCAGCATAGCTCAAAAAAGAAAACTCCTAGATCTTAATGTTGAGCTAATACTAGCAAAAGAAGTAGAAAGTATTGCTGAAACAAAGGTAAGACTTTCCGAGCAATTGTTTGAAGTTGAGCTTCAGATCTATAACCTTAAATCGGATCAAAAACTAATACAGTATGCAAAACAACTCCTAGATCATGATAAGTCAAGTCTAGATATTCTTAAACGGAGACAAAAAATAGAAACTGCTTTAGCAGCTCAAAGAGTTAAAGATGCTGTTAAAGAGCAAGAGGGCCCTGGAGGGATACTACAGGATAGAGCCCGTTATACCGCTGAGGCGGAGGCGGAAGAAAAAAAGAGAGGCGGTAAATGGCATATGGCCCAAGTTAAAATAATAGAAGACGAGGCCAAAATAAAACGCAAGACACAAGAGCTTGATAATAAAACTACTGAATTAAAGTGGAACCTACTAGATGCCGAACTAGAGAGGGAGACATACCGAGCCCAAAACATTAAAAACGATTTTCTACTTCTAGCGGCCCAACAAGCACAAGCGGCCGATGATGCTATGATAAAAGTAGGTGGAAGTGGCTCCTCCGTCTTCCAGGAGACTGCAGAGTCTCAAGCCCTAAGAGATAAATCTAATGCAAATTTGAAAAGAGGAGGAAGCGATATCGACCCTCAACTTGAAAACCTACGAAAGCTAAGAGAAACCATTACGAGTATACGCCAAGAAAATGCAGGCCCTGACGGCAACTTCGCAGCCTTAATACAACTTGTAGATGACGAGGAAGAAGAGAGGGTTCGTGTACTAAACCAAGGAATAGATGATTTAGTGGATAAAGCAAACAAGCTACAACCCATACAAGTAATGATGAAAGACCTAGGCCAGAGTGTTTATGATAATATGAACAGTGCGTTTACAGCTATGGTTACGGGTGCTAAGAGTGCTAAAGATGCATTTGCAGACATGGCAAAATCTATACTTAAAGACTTAACGGCAATGATCGTAAAAGCAATGATACTACAAATGTTCGGAGGCTCCGGTTTCGGCAACTTCCTAGGATTAGGAAAAGCACGAAACGGAGGAGTATTTGAGCAAGGTAAAAAACTTTCAGGATATGCCACTGGAGGCGTAGCAAAAGGATCAACTTCAGGTTATCCTGTCATGATGCACGGAACCGAAGCAATTGTGCCTCTTCCAAACGGTAAATCAATACCAGTACAAATGTCAGGAAATGGCGGAAGTACGAATAACATTGTAGTCAATATATCTACAGATGGACAATCGAGCAAGGAAGGAAGCTCAGGACCAGACATGGATAAGCTAGGCGGAGCAATAGCAACCGCAGTACAGATTGAGCTACAGAATCAAAAACGATCAGGCGGAATACTTAATCCGTACGGAGTAGCATAATGACAATAGGTTTTATATACACAGGGACAACATACGCAACTCCCGATAAGTCCATGGCAAAGCAAAGTACTCCTCGAGTACTTATTGCTAACTTTGGGGATGGGTATGAGCAACGTATTGCGGATGGAATTAATACTTTAAATGAAACTTACTCCTTAACTTTTGCAACTCGTTTGAAGGCTGACATTGATGATATAGTAGCTTTTTTAGATGGGAAGGCAGGTGTGAGTAAGTTCACTCTTACTTTGCCAGACACAAACAATACTACACGTACTGGCGAAAGAGACGTCAAAGTAGTAACAACAAATTATTCTGTAACCTATAACTATGATAATTTTTATAGTCTTTCAGTATCACTAAAGAGAGTTTTTGAGGCATGAGCAACGTAATCGCAACAGATCTACAAACGCAAGAAATTGATTCGGGACTTGTCGAGTTATTTGAAATAACTTTGCCCAATGGAACAACAATGTATTTTCACCCTGGTCTAGACGCGGATTTAACAGATGTGCAGTTCCGAGATAGAACAAATCCTTATAGTATTCGCGATTATACAGCTATGCCTATGATGCTAGATGGTTTGGACTTGCAAGCAGATGGAGCGTCTAGTAGACCTGCACTAACTATTGCAAATATAGGTTCTATACTACAAGCAGAATTAGGGGATTATAAGTTTGATGATTTAATAGGAGAAAGACTTATTCGTCGTCAAACTCTTCAAAAATATTTAGTAGGAGGAAGCGAGGACGCATCTCCTCCTGTTGAGTTTCCTACACAACAATATATAATTGATAGAGTTGCTGCTGAAGATGCTCTTTCTATTACCTTCGAAGTAGCCACTCCCTTTGACCTAGAAAATATACAGATACCTAGACGAGTAGTGGTAGGTAAGTACTGCAGCTGGAAATATCAAGGACACAAAGCAGGTTTAGGAGGCGGGTGTACTTGGAATCTAGATGGTGCAGTAAACTTTGATGGAGATGGCACTGTTCGCTCTCATAATCCTTACTTTGACTTTGATGATAGACCGCTTGTAGCCGCAGAAACTTTCGCAGCTTATAGCGCAAGTACTGCATATACTACTGTTAGTTATGTTACTACAAA